ATGAGCAGCGCACAAAAGAACCTTCTCCGCCTCGCAGAGCTTCTATCGGACGACGGAAACGTCACGCATTGGGCGATCTCCATGCGGTTGTTCGGCAAGGGGGACTTTTTTCGGAACCTAAAGAGGGGGAGTGTCGGTGTCGACATCGCCGCCCGCAACGACCTCTTCGTGATCTGGGTGCTCGAGGACCTTGGCGAGCGCCTGGTCACGCGCGAGGTCATTGCCGAGAAGCGGATCTCGTTTGCCGAGCAGGACGCGCTGCTCGCCTCGGTGTTCGACATCCTCGACGCCATGGGCAAGGGCTACAGCTTCACCGAGATCGTCTGGGATACGTCATCGCTGCAGTGGCAGCCGGTGCGGCTGGAATACCGCGATCCCCGCTGGTTCCGTTTCCAGCGCCACGACCTCGCAACGCCGATGATGCTGGACGACAGCGGGCAGGAGATCGCGCTGCCCGCCTACAAGTTCATCTACGCCTGGATCAAGGCGAAGAGCGGGCTGGCCCTGCGCTCGGGGCTGGCGCGGCTTGCGACCTGGAACTGGATGTTCAAGGCCTACACTGGCCCCGGTACCCGCAATATCGTCGCGGTGAACAGCAGCTTCCTCTACCAGGGCCACCGGACCCAGATCCGCAACGCGGTCTCGGTCACCCAGACCGAGGGCTTGGTGGGGATGTTCGGCGTCGACGGCTCGAAGGGGCAGAAGGATGGCTTCGGCTATCACTTCGACGCTGGCGCAGGTCTCGCGGTGCTGCACGTCAACTGCATCAGCGCCGACAACGGCCGCCTCGACGAGACCAGCATCAATGGCTTCACCACGCACGACACGGTGAAGTCGATCGACATCGGCGGTCCTCACAACCGCCTCTGCAATCCGTGCCGCGGGCAGGGGACGTCGCTGCCGCCCGAGGCCGCGATCCCGTCCCGCAATCGACTGCCAAACCGCTGAAGGCGAGCCTTATGGATGCCTTCGATATCCTGCTGACCTTCGTGTGCATCGGCCTCGCCATGCGCCTGGGCTGGTCCATCGGCACCGCCTTGCTCGACGCTGCCAACGACGTCGCTTCGGAGCGACGGGAGCGGCGACAAACGATGAGGAAAGGGCCTCGCGACAATGGCTGAGATTATCCAGTCCATCGCCGAACTTCGTGTCGACCAGATCGTCGTGCGTGATCGCCTTCGCCCGGTGTCCGAGGCCGGTGTCGCCGCGCTGACGGCATCCATTTCCGAGATGGGCGTGATGAAAGACCCCGTCCACGTTCGCAAGGTGAAGCATCGCGGCGGGGAGTTCGTGTTGATGGCCGGTGCTCACCGCCTGACCGCGGCCCGGCAACTGGGCTGGGAGACGGTCAAGGTCACGTGCTGGACCTGCACGGATGACTTCGCCCGGCTGATGGAGATCGACGACAACCTCGCCGGGGCGGAGCTCACCGCGCTGGATACCGCCGTGTTCCTCGCGGAGCGCAAGCGCATCTACGAGAAAATGAACCCACAGACGCGGGCGGGCGTTGCTGGTGCCGCAGCACGCTGGGATGCAAGCGACATCGTGTCGTTTGCATGCTCGACTGCTGAGAAGTTTGGCATGTCGAAGCGTCAGGTCGAGCGGATCATCGCATCGGGAGCCCATCTCGGCCCGGATGAAGTGCGCCGTCTCAGGTCTGCGCCGCGCCCGGTGACGCTCAAGGATCTGCAGGACATCAGCAAGATCAGCGAGACGGGCGAGCGATACCATGTCGTGGACTGTCTCGCCGAGGGGCGCACGAAGAACGCGTCCGGGGCGCGCAAGCTCTGGAAGGCAGAGCAGGGGGAGGGGCCCGAGCCTCTGTCGCCCGCCGACCGTGCCCTGGCGCGGTTGCTCGATGCCTGGGACCGGGCGCCCAAGGTGGCGCGGGACCGCTTCCTCGAGGAGCGCGGCGATCAGCTGCGCCGTGAGCTGGATGCGCAGTCAACGCCGACGCCTGCCAACACGGTGATGTTCCAGCCGCGCAAGGATGCGCAGAATGGCTGACGGACCCAGGCAGGAATGGTGGAGTGCCGCCGAGCTTGCGGATGCCGGGCTGCCGGACATGCCGGGCTCCAAGCGCAAGGTCAACGACATGGCCGCGCGGCAGAACTGGCGCGGCCGGCCCGGCAAGTCGCGGCGACGCAAGGCCATCGGCGGTGGAACCGAGTATCACTGGACGCTGCTGCCGATGCGGGCGCGTCTCGCGCTCACCGCACGTGCCGAAGCGCCGGAAGAGCAGACGGTCGGTCGCGACGAGGCATGGGCGGACTACGAGCGCGCCACCGCCGCCGCCCAGAAGAAGGCCGGTGAGCGGCTCGCCGTGCTGGCGGAGGTCGAGGAGATCGAGACCGCAGGCATGACCCGCTCGCTTGCGGTGACCACGGTCGCCACGCGCTCAGGCATTGCGGCCAAGTCCATCTGGAACTGGTTCGGTCGGGTTGAGGGCATCGCGCAGGCGGACTGGCTTGCCTACCTCGTCGATCGGCGGAGCCTGCGGCCGAAGTCCGCGCCCAAGGCCGCGAATGCCGCGTTCTGCGACATCGTAAAGAGCGACTTCCTGCGCCTCTCGGGCCCGTCTCTCACATCCTGCTATGACCGCGCCGTGCGGATCGCCGAGAAGGAGGGCCTGTCGGTGCCGCCGATCCACCAGGTGCGCGCCTGGATCAAGGCGACGATCTCGGAGCCGGTGCTGATCTACCACCGCAAGGGCGTCGAGGCGCTGCGCCGGTATTACCCGCACCAGACCCGCGACAAGTCGGCCATGGTGCCGCTCGAATGCGTCCAGGGCGACTACCACAAGTTCGATGTCTTCGTGCGCTGGCCGGGCGAGAAGGATCCGGTGCGCGTGCAGATGGTGGTCTTCTCCGATGTCTATTCCGGCAAGATCCTCGCCTGGCGGCTCGACGTCACGGCGAACAGCCACACGGTTCAGCTGGCACTGGGTGACCTGATCGAGCGCTACGGGGTGCCGTGGAACGCGTTGCTCGACAACGGGCGGGAGTTCGCCGCGAAGGCGATCACGGGCGGGACGCCGACGCGCTTCCGGTTCAAGATCGACGATGAGGACATTCCGGGTCTGCTGCCGCTGCTCGGCGTGAAGGTCATCTGGGCGACGCCCTATTCCGGCCAGTCCAAGCCGATCGAGCGGGCGTTCCGCGATCTCTGCGACAGGGTGGCAAAGCACCCCGCCTTCGAAGGCGCCTACACGGGGAACAGCCCGCTCGCGAAGCCCGAGAACTATGGCACGCGCGCCATTCCCCTCGAGGAGTTCCGTGCCGTCGTGGCCGAGGAGATCGAAGCCCACAACGCCCGTCCCGGGCGCCGAAGTGAAGTGGCGTTTGGCCGGTCGTTCAACGATGTCTTCAACGAGGGTTATGCGCGCGCAGCGATCAGCCGGGCGACGGAGGAACAGCGCCGGCTTTGGCTGCTGCGGGTCGAGGGCCTGCGCGGCGACAGCAAGAATGGTGAGCTGAAGCTGCACGGGTCGCGCTACTGGGCCGAGTGGATGTACCGCATCGCGGGGCAGAAGGTCGCCGCGCGCTTCGACCAGGACGACCTGCATCCGGGTCTGCACGTCTACGATCTGGCGGGCTCTTACCTCGGTCACCGCCCAGGACGAGACCGACATGGCGGGCGGGTACATCCCCGCGAGCCTGCGCGAGCCGCTGGGCTCCAGTCACTTCAACCCCACCGGATACACCATGATTGGTCAATTCATGGCCCGGCAGATCAGAGCGAGAGGATGGTAAGATGGCAGTGATCCTGCAGGCGACGGAGTTCGCGGTCCCGGATGCGGAGGCGCTGAAGATGCGCGGGATGCAGACCGACCCCTACAACGAGGTGAAGGGCGGGCACGCGGCGATCCTGAACTTCCTCGACGCGACGGCCGGGGCGCTGGCGGTGTCGGACGAGATCGCCAACACCGTGCGCGGCGGCGATCCCGCCACGGCGCTGACCGCCTGGGCCACCGGGATCTCCGCCGCCGACAAGGGGCTCTGCTTCGACGCGGCCGCGGGCGTCGCCGAGCGGCTGCAGCTGCCCGAGGCCTTCGACCTGGCGACGCTGGGCGCCGAGCCGTCCTTCGTGCTCTCGACCTGGGTGACGCTGCCGGTGGGCTTCGGCGCGGTCACCCCGCCCAACAGCATCATGGGCTTTGCCTACCAGAGCGGGGCCGAGGCGCAGTGGTTCCTGAGCGGCCACGGCGGCACCACCAACCTGCGCTTCGCGATCTCGTCGGAGGAGAGCAACACCAACCAGGTGCTGTTCGACGCGACGCCCTACCTGGGCGCGCCGATGCTGATGAGCGCGGTGGTGACGCGGATCGGGGCGGGGGCCTTCCGGCTCGACTTCTACCGCGGCACGACCCGGATCGGCGGCGCGGCGTCGCTGACCTACGGGTTCAATGCGCCCGTGACCGGCACGCCGGTGCCGGTGATCGGCGGGCTCGGCGGCTTCGGCGACAACTTCGCCGGCACCGTGCACCGCCTCCAGCTCTTCCGCTTCGACCCCGACAGCTTCGACGTGGCCGACTGGCTCGCAGCGGAGGTCGCGGCGATGGAGGCGGTGCTGGCCGGGTGAGCGCAGCGCCGGCTGGGCGTGAACCGCCCCTTCAATGCCCCGTTCAACGCCCCTGCAACGGGGCGTGTTTAAACGGGGTTGGGCGGTGGGGTGCCATGTGTTCCCGGCTGGGACCAGATGGGACGCGGGGTGGGATCGGATGGGACGACGGGATGGGATGGGACGGGAAATCCCGTGGAAACCCTTGGTGGGCCACTCAGAACGCTCGAAACGCCCCGATCCCGAAAAACGCGTTGCTGTAAACTTCGCCGTAAATCACTGCAAGTTTGAGCGTCACGCTACATACAATGTTGGGTGACACTCATTCTTACAGTGGATGCCGGAAGAGGTCCGAGGTTCCCGGAGGACGCCGGAAGGCCATGAAATCAAGGCGCTGAGGGCGTGGCGCCAGGGGCGTCGCAAGGTTGATCGAGTTTTACAGTAGAACGCCAAACTGGGCTGTATGAGGCGATCTGGGCGGTTTGGGCGACATTGCGGGGCGTGCTGGGCGACATCGTTCAAGCCCTTGTTAATTAGCGTTTAAGAGCCCGGAAACGGCATGTAGCGGAGGGTTTTCACAGGTGAAACCGCGTCAGGAAGTGGGACCTTCGACGCCCACTTCGCAGCCAAGGTCCCACTTGGCATCTTTGGTTTTTAAATCAGCGTGTTAGCTTGTGTTCGGCGCGATGCCGTGTTCACGCTAAGTGGGACCCTTTTTCGCATCTGGGTCTTCAAGAGGGCATTAACCTTATATTGACCGATCCCATGAATTCGAATTCGCTTTTCAGCATGCCTAACACCCTTCGCCGCTCAATCACCAAGCTCTGCGCCGCAGATCATCAGAACGATCCGGCCGAAATCGAAGGCTGGCTCAGCAATAATGCACTGCCGGGCAGTGAATGATCGGCTCTTCGCTGAAACGGCTTTTCCGCATCGTCTGTCTCCTCGTTTGGAGAACAGGCTAACCTCAAACCGCGGACTTCTCAGGGTAGCAGGTCACCGCCGACCAGCCTCAGCTCCTTATCGAGCGGCATCAGCAATCGCTCATCTGCAGGGGTTTGGGCTGCCAGAACGTCACCGTGCCGCCCTCGCGGCAAGGAGGGAGACGATCCCAATTGAGCGCGCAAAACTATTAACTGGGACGCCGTAGAGTGGAGACACTATCCTCAGGGATAGGTTCTCCATCATTCTGTGTGTCGAAGTTATCCATCCACGCGCATGAAAAACCAAACAATATTCACTAGCCTCTAGGGTAGTATACATAGGTGAGTGGAGCAAGCTATGATACGAACAAACAAGAAATTATTTAATATTGACCTAGATTGCAAATTGGTCGAGGAGCTTGAGCGGGAAGCCTATGCGTTATCATTGACAGGGCAGTCTTTAGCAGCCATGAAGAAATTTGAGAAGGTTTCTCGAATCTGCCTTCCATGTATGAAAAGTACAAATGAAATGGCTTGCAAAAAGAACAAGATTCAATAGGTGCCTAGGCTCTGGACTCATAGCCAATAGATGACGGTTGCGGCGAGAGCGATGGCGGAGAAGAAGGCCTTTGGGCATCTGTCATATCTGGTTGCGACACGGCGCCAGTCCTTGAGCCTTCCGCACATGATCTCGATACGGTTCCGGCGTTTGTAGCGGCGTTTGTCCCTTGCCCGGCAGGGCATTGCGCAGCAATGTCCCGAGAGGGGTATTTCACGGTTGTCTTGCGTTGCTTCCGGCCCGGGATGCAGGCGCGTATCCCTTTGTCTTGCAACGCTTCTCGGAACCAATCGGCGTCGCAGCCCCGATCTCCGAGCAGCCAGTCGACATCGGGCAGGCTGCTGAGCAACGCTCGCGCCCCGATGTAGTCACTGACTTGGCCAGCGGAGACGAAGAAACTGATCAGGCGGCCGTTGCTGTCGCAGATGGCATGCAGCTTGGTGTTCATGCCGCCCTTGGTGCGACCGATCAGGCGGCCACGCCCCCCTTTTTCGCGCCCAGGCTGGACGCGGTGCGATGTGCTTTCAGGTAAGTCGCATCAATCATCACTGTTTTCTTCTCGCCGTTTTCGGCAGCCAGCCCGGCCATCATCTGAGCAAAGATGCCTTTGTCGCTCCATCGCTTCCAACGATTGTAGAGCGTCTTGCGAGGGCCATACTCTTTCGGCGCATCCCGCCAGCGTAAGCCATTACGGTTTATGAAGATAATTCCACTCAGCACACGTCTATCATCGACGCGAGGCTTGCCGTGGGACTTCGGAAAATAGGGTTCAAGACGCGCCATCTGCGCGTCGCTCAGCCAGAAGAGATCAGACATGTCACCGCTCGTTTTCCGAACGCTGAATCACGCTCCTAACGGGAAATCAATGGGTCCTGAGCCTAGGCTGACGCATCACCGTGCATATGGACCCTTATGCGCCCGCGGAGAGCACTGGGTGAAACGCTGCTTCTTGAAGACCTCACAGTGGGTGACGCTGAATAGGTCGGAAGGCATCTGCCGATAGGGAGACCGCGACTCTGCAAAGTCCGCTTCTGCGCACTGTGGTCAGCGGAGCTGAGTGCAGCGAACGACCGCTCGACCGCCCATGGCGACGTTCCCGCTCCCAGGTAAGTTCGGCCCCAAGCCGACATTCCGCCTAGCTCTATGCTGCGAGGCGATTGCCCCGGAAGCAGTCGTTCGAAAGCGAGCGCAGCATTTCCTGCGATAGACCTCGAAGGTTAGGGCCGGGGCCGGATACCTAGCCCTTGGCGCACCTCTTCATAAACCCTGATGGCCGCGCCGGCCTCGATTGTGACGGCGAGGCCGTAGCGGATCGACTGGTCAAGCGCGCCGCCCTGCTCTCGGCAGAAGACTCGGAGCGCTAACGTGTTGCCATCGACGAACGCGACGGCACGCTCGCCGGCATAGCGAACATGGAACAGCGACCCGCGCGGCGCTGCTTTGTCCGAGGGCTGACTAGCGACCCTCGCGACCCCAAATCTGGTATCCGGACTGTCCGGTGCGACTTCCAGCTTTGCCCGTCGATAGGCTTGATGCCGGATGTTCACCGGCGAGAACCACGCCAGCGACACCGTCAGCGCGCGCGGTTCGCGCACGCGCTCCAAGCTCTGCGGCAGGGGGATACGGTACAGGGCCGCCTGCTCACCCGCCGGAATCTCCCCAAAGCCAATCATCGTGGCCCGGTTCGCGGCACATTCCATCGCCTCGTGAACCGCCGGTCGGCCATAGCCCAGCAGCCGGGCGATACCATCCCGGCGAACGACATGGCTGCCCTGCCCCTGCGGCTGCCACGTCTGATCGAGCAGCCCGCCTAAGCTGCCCCATTGCGCGCGATGCACCAGCATCGCCTTAACGATGACCCCATAGAAAGCCGGATCGACTCCTTCGAGAAGATTGCCGTTGTCTGGATCGGAGAGCGCATCGAAGATCCGATGTGCGGCCCTCGTCGCCAGCGCCGTCGCTGCACTGGTGCCTGAGCTGAAGCCCTCCCGGGTCAGGTCGCCTCCGCCATCGGGCATGGCGCAACGCAAGCCGTACAGCCGTCCCGGCGGCACCAACCGAAGGCTAACGCCGCCTGCGCCGTTGGCGGCGACCCGGACCAGTTCACGGCCGCCCGGCATGAAGATGTCCGGCTTGACCACCTTCCGGTGTCCGAGGCCAAGGGCGGAGGAGATATTGGGCCCGGTCGCCTCCGCAAAGGGCGAGAAAACCGCCGCGCCATTCATCGGCGGCGCGCCATCCTCGTGCCAGGCGCCGACGGTGACCGCATTAAGTGATTCCGCCGGCGACAGCAGCGTGCGCACCGCCTGCTGTTCCGCCAGCGCCCGAAGGATCGCAGCTTCGCGGTCCTCGGCCGAGGCGTTCTCGAAGTCGATCAGTCCCGCGAAATCCCGAACCGCAAGCGGTTCAGTGACATTGCCGGCACTTACTAGAAACAGGATGCCGAACCTGTCTGCAAGATAATCGAGCAGCCGGCCCCAAGGGCTCATCGGCCCAGCAAAGGGACGGTTGCGATCACCCAACGAGAGATTGACGATGAAGACGCCAGGCGCTGTCGCTTCGCCCTCGGCGTCGCCAGCTTTCATCCGGAGGACCGCTTGGTATATCAGGTCGAGCAACAGCCGGTCGCGCAGCGGCTGCTCACTGCGGCCCCCGCCCGGTGCGTAAAGCACCGGCCGGAGATAAATGGGCCGGGACAGCGGCTCTTCTTCCAGATTGCGGTCGCCATGGAGGATTAGTGACGCCATTTCCGTCCCATGCTTGCGCTCCGCGACCGCGCTCATTGCCTCGAAATCGTCGGGGTCGTCCAAAACCAAGCGGCCGGCAAGCAGCGCATGGTTTTGCACCGGCATGGCATCGAACAAGGCGGCCACTGGCGGAAGCCGTGCTTCCGGGCCAGGCGGCGCAGGCAACGCCTCGTCAAGCGGATCAGCTGCGACGGGGAACTCCACAGTCGATTGCGGCCGCACCATCATAACATCGTCGCAGATCGCGAGGCTGACCTCCTCCCGGGCGATCAGCCGCTGCACCTCCACCGCCGGCAGGTCCACTAAGCGGGCCATGTAGCCGATCTCACCGATCTCCGCCCGATCGACGACCACTCCCTCGGCAGCCGCGACTGCGCGTGCGAAACTCGCTTTAGCCGCCTCGCGCCGTGTTGCGGTGCCGACATACCATAGCTCGACTTCTACGCGCACGATGGCATTCGCCCCCTGCGCGGCCAGTTCTTCTTCAAGATATTGGATCGTTTCACTGGGGATCCGATCTGCCGGTCCCCAGGCCCGCAGCGTATGCAGATGCTTGAAGACCTCGAACCATGGCGCGAAGCCGCGCGGAGCAGCCTCACCCGCCTCGTAGCGCCGCCAGAGCGACAACAGATGGCGCAGTGCCTGCGTATCCGGCATGGCCATATAAAGGCGGCCCGCGATCGGCTTATCGTCGCGGATACCCGGCTCGCGCCCCTTGCGGGTCTCGATCACCCCGAAATTATCGTCCGGCTCGAAGAACATCTCCTCGTCGGCAAGAAAATCTAGCCCGCCGATACGTGCGACTGCCGCGCTGAAGTCGCTGATCGAGCCCGCGACCTCGAACACCAGCGCCCGTTCCGGCGCAATGCCAAGCGGGTCCTCGCGAAGACTCAGCGGGTCTCCATTCCTATCGAAGACAGCGCGGAGCCGCTGAAAAGTGGGGCCGAGCCGGTCGCGCTGCTTGGCGCGCGACGGGGTCTGAACCTTGCCGCCGCCGCGGCCGCCCTTTGGCCGCTTGTCACTCCCCGGCTGCGGGACTGGCAGAAGCGGGTATTCGGTCATGCGAGGCATCCTCCCGGGCATTCGGCGAGGTTCGTGCGGCCCACATCTTCAGCCGCTCCTCGACAGTTTTTTTCAGTGGTAGTTCCCCCATGGCCAGGACATGCCGGCGGCGGACATCTAGGCAGAATTCCTCGGCCTCAGCATAGCTGATCGTGCCGAGCGTTTTCGCAATGCTGCCAGCGGCCCGCCCCAGGGGTTGTTCCATACCGTCCGCAAACCGCTGAAAATAAGCGGTCAATTCCGCCCGCGTCGGCGCGTTCAGCGACAGCCTGAGCTGGAACCGGCGCCAAACCGCCCGATCCAACAGTTCGCTGTGGTTAGTTGCCGCCACGGTGATCGTATAGCTGGGCAGATCGTCCATCTGCATCAGTAGCGAGGTCACGACGCGCTTGATTTCGCCAGTTTCGTGTTCGTCCCCCCGCTCCTTGCCAACAGCATCGAATTCATCGAAAAACAGAACGCAGGGAGTGGTCCGTGCATAGTCGAACACCCGTTTTAGCCGGGCCGCTGTCTCGCCGAGATAACTGCCGATCATCGCCTCGTAGCGAACCACGAAAAACGGCAGCGCCAACGCCTCAGCGATCGCCTCGGCCAGCGAGGTTTTGCCATTGCCCGGCGGCCCGGAAAGCAGCATCCGATGCCGCGGCTCGAGCGAATGCGCCCGCAGAACCGAGGCGCGCTGTTGCTCCTCGATCAGTTCCGCACAGGCACGCCGGTTCAGATCCGATAGCACCAGATCCTCGATCCGTTTTTCGGGCATCAGTTCGAGGAGGAATTCCCGATGTCGAGTGGCGTTTCCTCCGAGAACGGCAGACGCTTGGTAACCGTTGCCATTGCCGTTCACATGCATGGCCTTCGTCAGCCGATCCGCCAGCACGTTATGGTTCTTCGCCTTTTCTTCGGCAATAATGGCTTCGGCCGCAGCGCGCACGCTTCGGGAGTCACCGCTTGATCCTGCCTTGACCAGCGAGATAAGCAGATCACTTCTCGCCATCGTCTGCTCCTTGGCCCAATCCGTTATGCTTACCCTGTTTCTCTCGATTTAGCTTCTCAACAACAGCCTCCAGAATCCAGGTGTTGCGCGGCACCAGCACGGCCCGAGCTTTCCGTTCATGATCGATGTTGCTGACCAACGCACGCGGCACCCGCACCGTCAGCGCAGCTATGTCTTTGTCGGTTTCTTTAAGCTCCTTGGCCATGCCGCTCCTTAACACCTTAGGTACCATTGTGCCATCAGTAAGACAGCGCACCGCCATCAGAGTACGCTCTGTGCACCTCACGCAGTCGGTTGCTAGACGTTTCAGACTGCATCTGTGGCCGCTTTCGTAAAACTGCCGCGGTTGCTATGCCGCAACACTGTCAGGCCGTTTTCCGCATTGCCTCCAGGTCACCCGGGGTTCCGCCGGGTGATACTGGTAGAGTGTCCGCGTCCACGACTTGGCAAGATTGAGTTCGCACGCGCATCGAAGGTCCGCTCTCCGCCAAAGTGACGGTGTCCCCACAATGCGCATCGCTGCCGATCATCCAGGACGCAGCCAAAGTCGGCCGTCCGCCCTCACCATCGGTTTAGCGCCTTCAAAAACACAATGTGAGCCTGTCGTGGACGTTCGCACATCTGCACATATGCGCCTCGGATGCATGCGGCGAAGCCAGCTAAGTCGCCAAGCGGTGCCCGAAATCTCGCCTCTGGGGTCGCAGACATGCGCCGCCGATCGTGATTGAATGCGCGAAAACGGAGACATCCAAGGGGCGCCATCAGATAGTCAAAAGCCCCCTCGGGTTCTAAGCGCGACTTATCGTGCTCCGGCTTCCACAGAGCATCCGAACAATGCGATGAACAACGATGTTATGGTACGGAACATGTTCATTCCTTTGTGCCAGCGAGTACCTTTGCTTGTTTCAGTAGCGCGACCTTATCATCTCGTCCCATCCATGGATGGGGCATCCCATCGAAGCGCGCCACCAAGCTGCCGACGACCCTGAAGAGCGACGCGTCTTTTCCTGACACTACCAGTGGTAGGGCGTACCTTCGCTCGGAGAACACCACGTACGCGCCCTCTCTGGGCGCCACTACCCACCCAACTCCTAGCCGTCCACGGTGAACAAATGCAACAATCTGAGCGTCAGTCCCGATCGAGGCTGTTTCGTCCAAGAGAAGTAGCTGCCCTGGTGGGATCGTTGGTGCCATCGCATCATCTGGGGCTGCGATGAAGCAAAGGCGATCCGCTGGGAGAGAGCGATCGTCGATCCAGCTTCTCGCGATAGCGATGGGTGCTGCCCCACGATGGGACAAGTCATCGGTGCTGTAGGGGATCGGAAGATAACCCTTCCGAAGCGCCTCCTCGCTGCCGTCAATGGACGGTTCTAGGTTTGAAATCGCCACCTTTGCAAAGTCGGGTAGGAGGTCAGCCTCCCTACCATCGGTTCTTTCGATCATGTCCAGATAGGACATCAAGGCGATCAGGCGATCCGCGCTCGGCATCCGACCGGCTCGGATGTCCCTGATGAGACCATCGTGCCCCACAACATCAATAGATGCACGACGAGCCGAGACGCCCTTTCTTTCGATGGCGTCCTCAACCGCTTGCCTGATCCGCTCTGCGATCTGGCGCGACATATCCTTGGTCAAAATCACACCCTCCGGTGTTCCGGTTGTCATTGGAAATAGCAAGATAAAAAAATCTCATTCGCCAAATAGGATATAAAAATCTTGACCAGTCAAGATTTATGCGTCTTAAGATGAGAACATGATCGAGCACCTTAGAAACAACATGGTCACGCTGGCTGACCTATACGCCCAGCACATGAACATCTCCCTTTGGCGCGTGTCGTTTCTGGTGCGCGGCAATGGCAACTTTTTCGGTCGCCTCAGCGGCCGCTACGACCCGGACGGGAAAGGGCCTTCCAGCTGCAACCTCAGGACCGTGGATGCGGTTTTCCAATGGTTCGACGCGAACTGGCCCGGCGATCTCGAATGGCCGGCAGACATTCATCGGCCCTCCTCTTCAAGCAATCGAGGTGCGGCATGATCGTGTCCCAACACCGTCTACGGTTGCGGCCCGAATTGGCCACGGCGCTTTCGAGTACCCGGGCTGCCCTTCACGATCTGCGGGCTTCAGTCGAAAGCGCGCTTCCGTGTGAACCTCGCATTCAACAAGTGACGATCGCACCACTCACGGATCAAGAACCGATCGTCACCCCGGCGGCCCGAGGCTCCGCCGGGACGTCCAGGCCGCGCCGCATCTCCTCCCCGAGCGCGGCCTGGGCGAAGGTCCGTGGCGTCGAACGGAAGCTTTCGGACAGCATCTGGGGCGATGCCATCGGGTGCATCTCCCTCGTGATCTTCGCGATCAGCGCCTTGTTCATCGCATGGGGGCTGCAATGAGCCTCGTCCGACCTTTCAGCATCAAGCGTGTCGACGGCTGGCATGTCGTCCTCGATGGAAACGGCAAGATCGTCTCGGCGCCCCGGACGACGCGGGCGCAGGCGGTGGATCTGGTCGAGGAACTGACCCGTCGCGCGCTTCGGAAGACACGGGCCTGCATGTGTTGTGGTGCGTCCTTCGTGAGCGAGGGGCCTCACAACCGCCTCTGCAATCCGTGCCGTGCACAGGGGACGTCGCTGGCGCCCGAGGCCGCGATCCCGTCCCGCAATCGACTTCCGAACCGCTGAAGGAGAGCCTCATGGATGCCTTCGATATCCTGCTGACCTTCGTGTGCATCGGCCTTGCCATGCGCCTGGGCTGGTCCATCGGCACCGCTTTGCTCGACGCTGCCAACGACGTCGCTTCGGAGCGACGGGAGCGGCATCAAACGATGAGGAAAGGGCCTCGCGAGAATGGCTGAGATTATCCAGTCCATCGCCGAACTTCGTGTCGACCAGATCGTCGTGCGTGATCGCCTTCGCCCGGTGTCCGAAGCCGGTGTCGCCGCGCTGACGGCATCCATTTCCGAGATGGGCGTGATGAAAGACCCCATCCACGTTCGCAAGGTGAAGCATCGCGGCGGGGAGTTCGTGTTGATGGCCGGTGCTCACCGGCTGACCGCGGCCCGTGAACTGGGGTGGGAGACCATCAAGGTCACCTGCTGGACCTGCACGGATGACTTCGCACGGCTGATGGAGATCGACGACAACCTCGCCGGGGCGGAGCTGACCGCACTGGATACCGCCGTGTTCCTCGCGGAGCGCAAGCGCATCTACGAGAAAATGAACCCACAAACGCGGGCGGGCGTTGCTGGTGCCGCAGCACGCTGGGATGCAAGCGACATCGTGTCGTTTGCATGACCACCACGATCATCGACGGCGATGCGACCCGGGTCACGCTGGTGACCGATGGCGACTTCGGGTCCGCCGCCGGATGGGCGCTCGGGGCGAACTGGGCGATCACGACCGGGCAGGCGCAGCACAGCGCCGGTGTCGCGGACAGCCTCACCCAGGCGGTCTCCCTCGCCGAAGGCGCCACCTACCGCCTGGCCGTCGTGGTCACTGGCCGCACGGCGGGCAGCGTGACGCCGTCCTTCGCCGGCGGCACCACGGTCACCGGCGCGGCGCTCGACGCCAACGGCACCCACTTTCTGGAACTGACGGCCGAGATGGGGAACACCACGCTCGAGCTGGCCGCCAGCACCGACTTCGACGGCGCACTGACGCGGGTGGTGCTCTACCGCGCCACCGCCGCCTCCGCCCCGGCCGGCGCGTGGGACTACCACCTCGCCCCGGTCAACGTTGAAAATGTGCGCGCCGCGCTCACGGCCGCAGTCTCCACCACGATCTACTGAGGACCCGCCATGGCCGAGAACGGCGTGAAGATCTCCGACAACCCGACCCTCGCTTCGGCGGACTACCTGCTGGCGCTCAACGAGGGCACCTCCGGGCTGTTCACCATATCTGACCTCGGGACCTTGCTCGCCGGGGGCGGGGTGCTCGTGGGGACACCGACGACGAACGCCCTCTCCGCGCGGATCACCGCCGTCGAGGACCAGGCCTTCGCCGAGAGCCCGATCTACGAGACCACGGCCGAGGGCATCGCGGCGACCGGCGAGGGCGATCGCTTCCGGGTCGAGAACGCTGACCCGGCGATCGCGTACGACATCTACGACCACGATGCCGGCGGGGTGGCCACCTTCCTCACCGACATTCCCGCGGGCTCGGCGCTGGTCACAAAGCCCACGATCTCCAATGCGCTTTCTGAGTACGCGCCGCAGGCGACAACCGCGCGGGCCAACATCGGCGCGGCGGGGATTGCGGACCTTGCGGAGACCAATGCCCGCACGGGTGGGATCGGGCAGGCGCCGGGGCTTGGTGCGCCCGGTGTCTTTGACGTGAACGGCGTGGAGCTGCTGGGCTTCGATGGTCAGGGCCGCGCGGTGTTCGTGGCCTCGCCCGGCGTGCTGGAGCATATCGAGGCCGCCATCGGGGGGCCGATCCTCGCAGACCTCGCCGACGTTGGTGACCAGCTCGAGGCGACCGAGGTGCGGACGACCGGCGTGGCGCAGGGCGGCGCCGCACTCCCGATGCTGGCCGATGCGCTCGGCCGCGAGCTGATGGGGTTCGACCGCACCAGCTTCGACGCGGTGACGCGCGGGCTGCGGGTGCCGGGCTTCCGGCTCGCCTCGGCGGGGCCGGCGGGGGCGCCGAGCCTGCTCGCGCGCAACGCCGAGCTGCTGGGCTTCGACGCCCAGGGGCGCCTGCTCGCCCAGCCCTCCGAGGGCTTCGCCAACCGGGTCGCGGCGGTGGCGCGGCAGAAGCCGCACCTCCACGACATCGCCTGCTGGGGCGACAGCCTCACCCAGGGCGCATTCGGCGAGGGCACGACCTATCCCGACATCCTCGCGGGCGCGCTCGGCGTCGACGTGTTCAACGGCGGTGTCGGCGGCACCAGGTCCGAGAGCATCGCCATGCGGCAGGGCGGACGGCCGCTCTTCCTCACCATCGCCGGCAATGAGCTGCCGGCGGACACGGCCGAGGTGCTGGTCACGGACTTCGGCACCGCCGACATCTACAACAACCAGACCGCGCAGACCCGGAGCGGCACCATCAACGGCGTGCGGGCGGTGCTCACCCGCTACGCGGTGGACGGCGATCCGCCCTCGACCGATCACTACACGCTGCGCCGCGAGAGCGCCGGCCTCGGCCCGGACCCGATCCCGGCCGGGTCGCGCTTCGTGATGGACGACGCGCTCACCTATCGCGACCGCACGCAGATCGTCTGGGCGGGGCGCAACAACATCCCGCGCAACCGCGCGGACCTGGTCTCGTTCCGCAACGACCTGCTGCACACCGCCGACTGGCTGGCGCCGCGGCACGGGCGCCATCTCGTGGTCTCGATCACCTCGCGCGGCGCGGCGGAAGGCGCGTCGGGGCTGGCGGACATCCTCGAGGCCAACCGCGAGCTGCAGGAATACTTCGGCGACCGCTTCGTCGATCTGCAGAGCTACATGTCGCAGCGCGCCATCCATGACGCGGGGCTCACGCCCACCGCCCAGGACGAGACCGACATGGCGGGCGGGTTCATCCCCGCGAGCCTGCGCGAGCCGCTGGGCTCCAGTCACTTCAACCCCACCGGCTACACCATGATCGGAGCGTTCATGGCCCGGCAGATCAGAGCGAGAGGATGGTAAGATGGCAGTGATCCTGCAGGCGACGGAGTTCGCGGTCCCCGATGCGGAGGCGCTGAAGATGCGCGGCATGCAGACCGACCCCTACAACGAGGTGAAGGGCGGGCACGCGGCGATCCTGAACTTCCTCGACGCGACGGCCGGGGCGCTGGCGGTGTCGGACGCGATCGCCAACACCGTGCACGGCGGCGATCCCGCCACGGCGCTGACCGCCTGGGCCACCGGGATCTCCGCCGCCGACAAGGGGCTCAGCTTCGACGCGGCCGCGGGCGTCGCCGAGCGGCTGCAACTGCCCGGGGCCTTCGACCTGGCGACGCTGGGCGCCGAGCCGTCCTTCGTGCTCTCGACCTGGGTGACGCTGCCCGAGGGCTTCGGCGCGGTCACGCCGCCCAACAGCATCATGGGCTTTGCCTACCAGAGCGGCGCCGAAGCGCAGTGGTTCCTGAGCGGCCACGGCGGCACCACCAACCTGCGCTTCGCGATCTCGTCGGAGGAGAGCAACACCAACCAGGTGCTGTTCGACGCGACGCCCTACCTGGGCGCGCCGATGCTGATGAGCGCGGTGGTGACGCGGATCGGGGCAGGGAGCTTCCGGCTCGACTTCTACCGCGGCACGACCCGGATCGGCGGCGCGGCGTCGCTGACCTACGGGTTCAACGCGCCCGTCACAGGCGGGCCGGTGCCGGTGATCGGCGGGCTCGGCGGCTTCGGCGACAACTTCACCGGCACCGTGCACCGCCTGCAGCTCTTCCGCTTCGACCCCGACAGCTTCGACGTGGCCGACTGGCTCGCGGCGGAGGTCGCGGCGATGGAGGCGGTGCTGGCCGGGTGACCGCAGCGCCGGCTGGGCGTGGTTGACCCCCCTTTAATGCCCCGTTCAACGCTCCTGCAAATCGACGGGTTTGAACGGGGCAGGGCGGCGGGGTGCCATGCGGTCCCGCTTGGGACCAGATGGGACGCGGGATGGGATCGGATGGGACGCTGGGATGGGATCGGACGGGAAATCCCGTGGAAACCCTTGGCGGACCGCTCAGGCCGCTCGAAACGCCCCGATCCCGAAAAACGCGTTGCTGTAAACTTCGCCGTAAATCACTGCAAGTTTGAGCGTCACGCTACATTGTTGGGTGATGCTCATTCTTACAGTGGATGCCGGAAGAGGACCGAGGTTCCCGGAGGACGCCGGAAGGCCATGAAATCAAGGCGTTGAAGAGATGGCGCCGGGCGAGCCGCAAGGTTGATCGAGTTTTGCAGTAGAGCGGCAAACTGGGCTTTTTGAGGCGATCTGGGCGGTTTGGGAGACATTGCGGGACGTGTTGGGCGATGTCGACCAAGCCCTTGTGAATTAGCGTTTAAGGGGCTCCGGAGAGGGCGTTGAAGGGCCCGTTTGAGGTGTTCGCGAGGTCCAGGAACTGGGACCCACCCCGCCCACTTCTCTTCCAGCCGTCCCACTTGAGGATTTCGTAAATGAAAACAGGCGCATGATTGGACATGCGCCTGTTGAATGTGGTTGAAGAAGTGGGACCCGATTTCAGTCGGTCGTAGCCTTCAGGGGTCGTCACCTCGTTGTCTGATTGCCTTCGGAAGCTTCTGCTTCAACGCCGTCTCGTATCGCTCCATCTGTAGGTCAGAAAGCGATGACGGAAGCGTGAAGGATGCGAGAAACACGAAGACGGCGCACCCAATAAAGAAGCGCTCTAGCCATAGCTGGATCGTCTCACAACTATCTGGGACAAGAAACATTGCGAGCGCGAGCCCAAGCGTTGTGAGGTACAGGTAGAATAGCAGACGATGGCGACGCAGTCTTGCCTTCACTGCATCCTTATCCAGCTGCAGCTGTTGCCAGCCGCGGACACCTGGGTCGCCAATGAACGTGATCACCGCGATCAAGAAGCCTGCCAGGATGGAGAAGACCGTGACAATGGTATTGATTGCGTCGCTGTTCCCGGAAATCAAAGGCTGAAGGTAGTAACCTGCCGCGATCGATGGCGCGAGAAGCGCCACACCGAAGCAGATCCTCCTCCAAGCAACTGATCGCCCCGAGCGTTCGACCCTCATCGCATTATCCGAGTTGTCCGCTGGCGTTGAGTTCTTGCATGAACGTTCGCATCTCCTCAATCACCTGTCCTGTGCTTACGGTATTTGCCAGCCGCTCAATCCGGACCCGCTTCTTGACCGCCATCTCATTGGGTCGGATTTGGTCACCGTTCCGTAGACGTATCATGTAGTCCCGCGCATCCTCGTCCTCCACTAGAAGTTCGCCGAGGCCATCGAGGCCATCTTTGGCTGCGACCAAGTCACCCTGTGGGACACTGATCGATAGGCGGAGACGGCCCTTCTCGCTCTGGCCAACGTCGGAAGCTGGAATATCAGCCATGAACAGGTCGCTCATCATCTCTTTCAGTGGGCTTAGGATGCGCCGTGCATTCCATCCCGGATGAGCCGGGTTGGCATCTTCCACGGCAAGAGCCGTCGCTTCGTCTATCGACAGGTCAAGCTGAATGCTCTCGACGCCACCTCCGGCTTCGATCCTCGCAATTTGATCCAGCGCGGGTCTTTTCATGAGGCCAAACTGCGAGCGATGCTCCTCGAGTTCGGCCAAGCGAAACAGGCCGTGGAGAAATGCTCTCACCGATGCTCCGCCCTGCGCAGCATTCATTGTTACGACATGATCGCCTCGGATAAAGGCGATGAAGTCGCGATGGAGGAAGTTCTCCTGATTGCCTGGCGCTCGTTCTGCGACCGGAGTTTGATTTTGTGCGATCATCGACACCACACCGGCCGGCTGACCTTCGACATACCGAGTGCAGTGTATCGCGACACCTTCGCCCTCGTAGAGAGCGAACATGGCGCCCATGTCCGAAGCGCCATCGGCGCGTTCAACGACCCTGTCACGTGAGTTCGGAAGCACCGCGTAGGCATCACGAACGGCCTCTTCCAAGTTTCCTGCGCCCTCACCAAACCAAAAAACTCGGTGATATTCGATAAACCTATAAACGGGTGCCATTCAATTGTTCCTGTAAACTTCACAACTGTGCAGCCTAGGGGCGAGTAGATGATTCGTCACGATGCCTCGGGTAAAATGCCGATAATGCAAAGGGAGGCATCTCAAAGGCACGTTCTGTCCGCTTCGGCTCCAAATTCATCGCATACACCGCTGTCAGCTCGGACGCTCCTCCGCATGACAACTGGATGGGATTGGCCGCGAGCAGTGCTTCGCCATACATACTGACGCTTATGCGATCCAGCGCTCACAGACATGCCTAGTGTCGGCCCAAAGCCGACCTTGGGACGGGATGACCACGCTGCGGCGCAGCTTCACCGAATCCGTCGTTCATCCGTCGCGCGTCATTTTCCAACGGCAAAGGTCCGCCACGCCGGGCAAAGCGGACATTGTAGAAGGTGCCGCGCACCGCTATTGCCCTCATGGTTTTAAATGCTAACGGCGGGACTGACGTGCCCAGAGTATACTTGATCGGAGCATCATGCTCGGGCGTCTCGACGCTTGGCGCGACACTGTCCGCGCAGATGGGCATTCCACTGCTGGACGTAGACGACTTCTATTGGATGCCGACAGACCCACCGTTCACGACAAAGCGCCCGCCGGAAGATCGGGTCCGCCTGATCCAGAAGAGGCAAGGCCGGACGGACGGCTGGGTTCTGTCAGGCTCCTTTATGGGCTGGGGGGAGAGCCTGATCGACCATGTCGAGATCATCGCCTTTCTGTATACTCCGAACGCGATACGGATGCGCCGTCTGGAGCACCGAGAGGCACAAAGACATGGTGATCGAATCCTGCCGGGTGGCGACATGCATGAAGGCCATCTGGCATTCCGTGACTGGGCATCTCGCTATGATGACTCCTCGTTCACAGGACGCAATCTGGCGCAGCATGAACGCTGGCTCAAAGCACAAACTGCTCCAGTTCTGAGGCTTGACGGCACACAGCCTGCTGACGTGCTGGCCGATACGGTCACGACTGCGCTGGACCGGCTCTGAGGGGCCAAGACGCGTGCGATCCCGACCGTCGCGCAGGTGGGGGGCTAGCAGACAATGGCCCTGCCAGCCCTAGTCTCAGGCCTTGATCCGGAGGGAGGCATTCGGGAACGGGAAGCCAGAGTCATCGACCGCGCGCCGGGAAACCTCCTGAAATCCGAGCCGCCTGTAGAAGCGGACGGCTTGCTCATTTTCGGTATAGACCTCGAGGGCCAGTTCGCCCTTCCGGGCCAGGGCGTCGGCGATAAGCCTGCGCCCGATCCCGTGGCCTTGCCAGCCCGGCGCGATGAAGATCCCGCCGATGAAACAGTCCAAGAGGCTGATGAAGCCAACAGCGTCTCCGTCAAGGCAAGCCACGGAGGTCTCCGCCTCTGGCAGATACCGCTCCTCGATCAGCCTGCGCTGTTCCGTCAGCCTTGTTTCACCGATGAAGGGGTGCGCCTTCAACGAGGCGTCGAACCATATAGTCGACAGTCTTTCCAGATCCGTTGCCGCTTCGAAGGGCCGGATCACCACGTTCGCGTTCTTCATGAGAATGAGAACTCCAAAGAAATCATGCAAAAAGGGTCGGCATCCGTGTGCCGAGCGATGCCGCTAGATGCGGGTCAATCGAAGCCTCTGAGCATAAATCTCCTTCTGTGACGGGATGAGAATAAGCCGCCGTGCCACCAGTTTCAATGACGATTGAGGGATCATCCCGGACCTACGCTGCGCGTCGGGGTCAAGAGCCTGGCCGCCCCTAGCTTGCCGTCGCTCCCCGGCCCATACTGCTTGAGCGGCCCAAACGGCCCAAACTTGCCGTTCGCCGGTCGGTTCATCGCTGCGGAGCGACTTCGCCGAACCGGACGTTCGCGCATCGTGCAGCATTTTCACTGCCAGGATGACCGCAACGCGGACGAAGTATGCTTTCGCTGCGGAGGCCCCAAAGTCTGCTCCCGCATGTTTAACATCACTTCTGAAGAGTGTTTAATCTCAGAACGATCTTCGGGGCCTGGCCATTGATTTCGTTGGAAAATTGTTGCTGGTCGCTGGCACTGGATCTAGCACTATTGCCAATAGTGTTAAGCCATTGCTTGGCGCGCATAAAGATTAACTGTCAGGGGCAGGCGTTAATCCACTTGCAGATCGCCTTTGCTACACTTGCCACACCACCGGCGATAGCCAGACCAAGACTCTGAATAAACGCTAAAGCCATCGCGGTCGATACGCCTGCAAAGCTTGCCAATGCTATGACTGGTCCAGAAGTGATGGTCAGGGCCGTAACACCGGCCGCCCCTACGGCAGTTATTAACGCAGCAACGGTCCAAACGGATACTGTGCATGCAGCACAAGAGAAACTTGGGAGATTCTTGAGCGATAGTGGCGCGTTTGCTGCAAGAAGCTCGTCCGCTTCGTTCAATAATGGAAGAAACTCACCTCGGGCTATTTCGTCAAACTCCGGGCGGGTTCGTTCCGGGATGCAGATCCCAACGTTATTGAGGATCTCGCTAGGATTCTCCAGAAGCATTTTCCGGAAATCAATATCCAACACTGCCGATTCGATAACATTCGCAAATAGCTCTTTATTGGCGTGATAGGCCATGATTCCTCCATCAAAAAAGTATGGATCGCTCGTGAGGACGCCACTGCCGCTAACTTATACAAAGCAAGGCCGCTTGCCATCTCAAGTCATCAATCATCTGCTTTCACATGCAGCTTAACACTATGACCGAGAGTGTTAAGCGATTCGCTTCGCACAGCGGACGTTGGTAGTCTCTGCAGCATCCGACAATTTGGCCTCGGTCCCGACCTTCGCTGCGCAGCCGGGTCAAGCGTCTGGTCGCCCATCGGGCGGCCGTCGCTCCCGGCCCAGACCGGCCATTGACCGGGCCCACCTCCGCTGCGATGCAGCGCGTCATTCCGGACTTTCGCTGCGACAGCGAGATGGTGGACGTGACGCCGAAGGAGTGACAAGCTCATCCCGGACATTCTGGGAGGGCTGCATTTGCATACTGTCAAGACATTCGACCACGAGGGACTCTCGTTTGAAATCAAGATGGTCAGCGACGGGGCCGGCTGGTACCTCAAGGTCTTTGTCGATGGGATGCCGACCAAGGTGGACGGGAGCGTGAGCCACGAAGTCCAGCAGGACGCCGCACACTATGAAATCGGTGACCCGCGCAAGATCATTGCCGATGCGCTGGAAGAGTTCATCAAGGGGAACGGTTAGGGCGTCGCCGCCGCGACCTCGGCAGTCACGTCGCGGACCCCAGCGGCGGACCACACGTCCTCCCGCAGGATAAATTTGTGGCTGTTGGTGTGGGCGACGTAGGTTGACCGCGCCTCCACCACGCCGCGCGGGATCAGCGCCGCCCTAACCACGCAGAAGTCATCATCGAAGATCACGCCCGCCAGCACGTCGAAGTGCCCGCCCGCAAGGTCGCGGATTGCCGATAGCTGGCGCGACGGGTTGCGCCGGTGGACCCGCCGCCCCTTGATCTGGAAGCGCGTCCCGTCCGGTCCGGTCGCATCGTATCCCCGCTCAGAGTTCGGGGCCTGAGCCCAGCCGAAGGCGGCGCAGAACAGGTGTTCGGCAAGGTCTCCGGTCGGGTTGTTGGCACTGCGCACTACATCCCGCGTCCGCAGCTCCTCGCCTATCTGGGCATGGAGCCGGAGGAGTTCGGCGGCGGTCAGTCGGCCAAGGTCAGGCGAAAAGAATCTCCCAGAGCGGCATGTCACTGTTTCGGCAATAGTATCTCGATGATGCGCAACCCCGCCACGCATCGACATTGCGTTCAAGCCGTTTCAGGCGCGTATCCCGTCGCTGCCCCTCGAATTGCACCAGTTGCTTGACGGCGGGCGCGATGTCGGAACTGGAGCAGTCATTGGCGGCAATACAAAAGATGTCCAAGCCGACCTCGGATGCAGCGCGGCATTCTGGCTTTTGTACTGACTTCGTCAACAAGACGGCCCACAGCTGCCATTCGCATCCGGCACAGAGAAGGTCCGCCGCCAGCCCGACTCGGCATTGGACTCCACCAATTGAATTGGTCGAAGCGGACCTTCAGACAAGTGCAAACAAATGACAAATGCTTAGTATGGAGGTTCGAAACCTCATCGATAATGATGAGATGGGTATACGCAGAAGGGTCGATACATCCTCATCGAGATCAAGCCGCTGGACGGGCGAGCCAAGCCCAGCAACATCACCGACTGAAGTCGAGCATCTTAGATGATGGACTCATTTTGCCAAGCTGCCGAGCACAGCGATGATTGTGGCAAAGACAGCCGATCCCATTACTCCCGTGACCAGCGCAGCCAAGACTCCATCCGAAGCAGCAACTCTTTGCCTCTCGGGTTGTTTTCGTGAGGACAGCCAAATGCGGCCAACCCTATTATTTTCTATTCTTGCCGCTTCTCTAAAGTTAAGCCAAGTTAAGACTGTTAAGATAATAAGAATCATATAGAACCAAGCAGGCAGTGACAAAAGCTGATCTAACGCCGTCATGGTTTTTGTGACCTCACCATCATATCCTCCCGAACTGCCTCCGACATAAGATCTAAGTTCCTCGCTATCACGCAACAACGACAATTTATCTCGCCAATCGCCGGATTTAAAAAATATATCTGGATCGATTTCTGAAAAAACCTCTTTCTCGTGGTCGAAGATGTAAGCAGTTTCTTTGTCACCATATTTAATCAAATCCTGCTCAGTAAAAATAAAAAATGCGAAGAAGGCTGCGGCTAGAGAAATAGTGCTCATACTATTTCTGAGTGAAAAATCTTGCTTTGAAATCAATCGAGCCGGGAAAAATAGTGGCGACGAACTTATTGGATGAGCGTCCCGTAGCTCGCCTGAAAGATCATCAATCTCATTTTTCAAAATATTGAAAATTGCAGCGGGCCAGGTGAATTCTGTTGTGCGAATTTCCGTTACGATATCAGCTGGCTGATTAGTGTCGAAGCGTAAGACAACGACCTGCTTCTCAGGTTGAGCCGGACCACCCTCCAAGCCGAAATCTATCAGGTAGCTGAGCGTGATGCTGATACGCCTTACGAATCCAGCTTCAAATGTATCGACATCGAAAAAATCCACGTATGATCCACGCTTCAAAATTCGACGTTCGTCAATTGATATAGTTGATGAGAATTCCTTATTCATTAGGCGATTGTTTTTTTCGACATAGTAATCAAGCTTATCTACAAAACTTTTCAACCTATCTTTAGTTAGCTCGAATCCCGTGAAGGTTTGGCGTGTTTCTTCACTCGGCGTCTGAACATGTTTGAAAACAAAGTCAGAGAACTGCTTGCGCGTGAAGGATAGCGTTACCAATTGATCCCTATCATTGTGATCGGTAGGTAGTTCTGGCATAAAGCCCTCCATGGCGAAGCCCCGTCAGCAGGTAGTGATCTGACACTGAAAGTGTTTGCGTCTCAAGATTTCTCACAGGGATCTGTTTTGGTAAGTTTCAAAATAACACTCAGAAGCTCTGAGGACGCAATCCCCATCTTGTCTTCCTCTATGAGTTCGCCGTTTGGCTCGAATGACACCTTCTGGAGAATCTATACGAATCTTCAAACTCAGTCTTCCGCGCATTGCTGCCGTCGGCGGATAGCGCAGCGAACGACCTGTGTGGATGGCTCCCGCATAGCAAGGCGTAAATGAGACTGCGTGTACCTTTTCAGAAGCGGTCTTGTGTCCGGCCTGTTTGCGCGGTTCACACCGCTGGCCCTCCCTCTCGTGCATGTAAACATGCACTGCCGGGCAGTGGATGGGGTCCGCAGATCAGGTTCCTATCTGCTTTGCGGGCAATGTCGCCCGGGTCATTCGGCGGAGCGTCCTGATCGTTGCGGCTGAAGGGTACACCATCACATCGTTGGTCTTGCTATCTCGTGGGCGCGTGCCGGCTTAAGCGGCGTGCGGCTTGTAGGGCTCGTTCCTGGTCAGGACTGCCCACATGATCCGCGCCGTCTTGTTCGCCATGGCGACCGTCGCGAGCCGGGCCGGCTTTCTCTGCAGCAGCTTCGTCAGCCAAGGATCGGCGCGCTCCGGATGATTGGTGACCTGTCGCACACGCGATGTCATTCCGACAACGATCAGCTGGCGCAGATACCGATCACCCATCTTGGTGATCTTTCCCAATCGCTCCTTACCGCCGCTGGAATGGTTGCGCGGTGTCAGCCCCAGCCATGCCGCGAACTCCCGCCCGCTCTTGAACTGGTGTCCCGACCCGATCGTGGCTGCCACGGCCGAGGCCGTTACCGGCCCCACGCCGGGAATGGTTTGCAGGAGTTGGGCCTGGCGGCTGAGACGGGCCTGAATGCGCATCGTGATCTCGTACCAGCCAAGGCGGTTGTGCAGATCGACCAGCTGACGGCTGAGGACCCGCAGGACGTCCTGGGCGAGCTCGGGCAGTCCGGACTGCTTGCCCTCGATGATCCCCTTCGCAAAGTCGATGGCCCGCGCCACGCCCCGAGCGATGGTGATGCCGAACTCCGCCGCAAGGTTCCGCACCATGTTGATCAGCTGGGTGCGCTGGCGAACCACGAAATCACGTGCGCGGTGCAGGGACAAAAGCGCCTGCTGGTCCTCGGACTTGATCTCGACGAACCGCATCGTGGGCCGCGTCACTGCTTCGCAGATCGCTTCGGCGTCGACCGCGTCGGACTTGCCGCGTTTCACATACGGCTTGACGTACATCGGCGGCATCAACCGGACTGTGTGGGCCAGCTTCGAAAGCTCCCGCGCCCAGTGGTGGCTCGATGCGCAGGCCTCGATGCCGATGAGGCAGGGGGACAGTCGCTCGAAGAACGACAGCACCTGCGCCCGACGCAAAGGTCGGTTGAAGGCCACTTCGCCGCCTTCTGTCACTCCGTGGACGTGGAAGATGGTCTTGGCCAGGTCGAGGCCGACAGTGGTAACCTGCATGGGGTGGCTCCTCTCGATTGCAGATTCTGACACCTGCACTATGGCGCATTGCGACGCCGGGGAGCGGGAGCCATCCACCCCATCTGCTTTCCGCCCACATCATCGGATTAGCGCCCTAGAAAAAGGATGTGGTGATCTTCTGGTGAAGGTTCGCATATCTGCCCTTATGAGCCTGGTCGCCACCGAAAGACCTAATGAATGCGTTGCGATGCCTGCGTCTCGCTGGTGGACGCATGTAGAGTGCAAGCTGGAGGGGCTGACCAGGGGCGCCTCTACCGCCAAGTGTGCCCGGACCAGATCACTTCGCCAAGAATGCCGGCCTGCACGAGCGCGATCTCGTTACCCGAGTAGTACTTCGGGCTGAACTGTTCAGTGTCTGGATTGTCGCTACGAGCAATGAGGATGCGCTCAGGAACCAGCTCTAGCCTGGCAAGGCAGAACCCGTCCTCTTGGGTCTGATATGCGTAGGCTTTGCCATTGCGTAGGACCGTTGCCTTCCGGTCGACCATCACCAGATCGCCATCGCAGATAGCCGGAGCCATGTTGGAGCTTAGAGCAGTGAACAGGATGCACTGGTCTGGTTTAAGACGCCCCCTCAGAAACCAATCATTCGGAAACGCGACGTGCTCATCGGCTTCGACCGCGAGATTCAGTAGGCCTTCGTCAGAGAGCAGCGCAGGGGAGTAGTGCGGTATCAGTGCGAAACGCTCTCGGTCCAGCTCGACGATCGTGGAGGGTTCTCGGGGAGGCCCGATGTAGAACTCAAGTCCCATAGCTTCGCAGATGGTTTGGGCCTTTTCGATGCTTGGGATTGCTCGCTTCTGGTCGTCGCGGACCACGCCTCTGAGGTAACCTCGGCTGAAGCCGAAGCGGTCCTCTGCTTGGTTTATGTTCTTTAGGCCAAGCTCCTGTATCCGAGCCTGTACCAGCGAAGCGAAATCCATAGGAGAAGTCCATAATGCAATGTTGGGACATTGCCTAACGACTTTTTGCTTTACAAGTAGGATTTAGCCTAACTATAAAAGTTGGCAAAAGCCTAAAGGTGAAGCGATGACAGATGAGCAGATCTTGGAGCTGGCGGAGGCGTACGCAGAGCGCCGCCAGATAAAGTTATCGACGTTAGGGGCTTATGCGGCTCGAGACGGCAAATTCTTCGAGCAACTCAAGGCTGGTCGTGAACTCCGCCGGCATACCCGGGCAAAGCTCGCCAAGTGGTTCGATCGCCACTGGTTTGAAGACCTTGAATGGCCTCAGGCAATCCCCAGGCCGACATCGGCTCCCGAGAGCGGGAGCCCGATGTGATGGCAGACTCTCAGGTCACCCTCTGCACAACGTACGCTGGGCTTAGCTCTCAGCCCACGCAGGACTCCTCCTCTCAGCACAATGTCCTCGCATCCACGACGGTCGCACCACTCACGGAACCGATCGCGACCGTCACCCAGCCGGAGGTAGCTCCGGCCGGGACGTCCAGGCCGCGCCGCATCTCCTCCCTGAGCGCGGCCTGGGCGAAGTTTTGGGATGTCGAGCAGCGATTTTCGGACAGCATCTGGGGCGATGCCATCGGGTGCATCTCCCTCGTGATCTTCGCGATCAGCGCCTTGTTCATCGCATGGGGGCTGCAATGAGCCTCGTCCGACCTTTCAGCATCAAGCGTGTCGACGGCTGGCATGTCGTCCTCGATGGAAACGGCAAGATCGTCTCGGCTCCCCGGACGACGCGGGCGCAGGCGGTGGATCTGGTCGAGGAACTGACCCGTCGCGCGCTTCGGAAGACACGGGCCTGCATGTGTTGTGGTGCGTCCTTCGTGAGCGAGGGGCCTCACAACCGCCTCTGCAATCCGTGCCGTGCACAGGGGACGTCGCTGGCGCCCGAGGCCGCGATCCCGTCCCGCAATCGACTTCCGAACCGCTGAAGGAGAGCCTCATGGATGCCTTCGATATCCTGCTGACCTTCGTGTGCATCGGCCTTGCCATGCGCCTGGGCTGGTCCATCGGCACCGCTTTGCTCGACGCTGCCAACGACGTCGCTTCGGAGCGACGGGAGCGGCATCAAACGATGAGGAAAGGGCCTCGCGAGAATGGCTGAGATTATCCAGTCCATCGCCGAACTTCGTGTCGACCAGATCGTCGTGCGTGATCGCCTTCGCCCGGTGTCCGAAGCCGGTGTCGCCGCGCTGACGGCATCCATTTCCGAGATGGGCGTGATGAAAGACCCCATCCACGTTCGCAAGGTGAAGCATCGCGGCGGGGAGTTCGTGTTGATGGCCGGTGCTCACCGGCTGACCGCGGCCCGTGAACTGGGGTGGGAGACCATCAAGGTCACCTGCTGGACCTGCACGGATGACTTCGCACGGCTGATGGAGATCGACGACAACCTCGCCGGGGCGGAGCTGACCGCACTGGATACCGCCGTGTTCCTCGCGGAGCGCAAGCGCATCTACGAGAAAATGAACCCACAAACGCGGGCGGGCGTTGCTGGTGCCGCAGCACGCTGGGATGCAAGCGACATCGTGTCGTTTGCATGCTCGACTGCTGAGAAGTTTGGCATGTCGAAGCGTCAGGTCGAGCGGATCATCGCATCGGGAGCCCATCTCGGCCCGGACGAAGTGCGCCGTCTCAGGTCTGCGCCGCGCCCGGTGACGCTCAAGGATCTGCAGGACATCAGCAAGATCAGCGAGACGGGCGAGCGATACCATGTCGTGGACTGTCTCGCGGAGGGGCGCACGAAGAACGCCTCCGGGGCGCGCAAGCTCTGGAAGGCAGAGCAGGGGGAGGGGCCCGAGCCTCTGTCGCCTGCCGACCGTGCTCTGGCGCGGTTGCTCGATGCCTGGGACCGGGCACCGAAGGCGGCGCGGGACCGCTTCCTTGAGGAGCGCGGCGATCAGCTGCGTCGCGAGCTGGATGCGCAGTCGACGCCGACACCTGCCAACACGGTGGTGTTCCAGCCGCGCAAGGATGCGCAGAATGGCTGACGGGCCCAGGCAGGAATGGTGGAGTGCCGCCGAGCTTGCGGATGCCGGGCTGCCGGACATGCCGGGCTCCAAGCGCAAGGTCAACGACATGGCCGCGCGGCAGAACTGGCGCGGCCGGCCCGGCAAGGCGCGGCGGCGCAAGGCTGTCGGCGGCGGAACCGAGTATCACTGGACGCTGCTGCCGATGCGGGCGCGTCTCGCGCTCACCGCACGTGCCGAAGCGCCGGAAGAGCAGACGGTCGGTCGCGACGAGGCATGGGCGGACTACGAGCGCGCCACCGCCGCCGCCCAGAAGAAGGCCGGTGAGCGGCTCGCCGTGCTGGCGGAGGTCGAGGAGATCGAGACCGCAGGCATGACCCGCTCGCTTGCGGTGACCACGGTCGCCACGCGCTCAGGCATTGCGGCCAAGTCCATCTGGAACTGGTTCGGTCGGGTTGAGGGCATCGCGCAGGCGGACTGGCTTGCCTACCTCGTCGATCGGCGGAGCCTGCGGCCGAAGTCCGCGCCCAAGGCCGCGAATGCCGCGTTCTGCGACATCGTAAAGAGCGACTTCCTGCGCCTCTCGGGCCCGTCTCTCACATCCTGCTATGACCGCGCCGTGCGGATCGCCGAGAAGGAGGGCCTGTCGGTGCCGCCGATCCACCAGGTGCGCGCCTGGATCAAGGCGACGATCTCGGAGCCGGTGCTGATCTACCACCGCAAGGGCGTCGAGGCGCTGCGCCGGTATTACCCGCACCAGACCCGCGACAAGTCGGCCATGGTGCCGCTCGAATGCGTCCAGGGCGACTACCACAAGTTCGATGTCTTCGTGCGCTGGCCGGGCGAGAAGGATCCGGTGCGCGTGCAGATGGTGGTCTTCTCCGATGTCTATTCCGGCAAGATCCTCGCCTGGCGGCTCGACGTCACGGCGAACAGCCACACGGTTCAGCTGGCACTGGGTGACCTGATCGAGCGCTACGGGGTGCCGTGGAACGCGTTGCTCGACAACGGGCGGGAGTTCGCCGCGAAGGCGATCACGGGCGGGACGCCGACGCGCTTCCGGTTCAAGATCGACGATGAGGACATTCCGGGTCTGCTGCCGCTGCTCGGCGTGAAGGTCATCTGGGCGACGCCCTATTCCGGCCAGTCCAAGCCGATCGAGCGGGCGTTCCGCGATCTCTGCGACAGGGTGGCAAAGCACCCCGCCTTCGAAGGCGCCTACACGGGGAACAGCCCGCTCGCGAAGCCCGAGAACTATGGCACGCGCGCCATTCCCCTCGAGGAGTTCCGTGCCGTCGTGGCCGAGGAGATCGAAGCCCACAACGCCCGTCCCGGGCGCCGAAGTGAAGTGGCGTTTGGCCGGTCGTTCAACGATGTCTTCAACGAGGGTTATGCGCGCGCAGCGATCAGCCGGGCGACAGAGGAGCAGCGCCGGCTCTGGCTGCTGCGGGTCGAGGGCCTGCGCGGCGACAGCAAGAATGGTGAGCTGAAGCTGCACGGGTCGCGCTACTGGGCCGAGTGGATGTACCGCATCGCGGGGCAGAAGGTCGCCGCGCGCTTCGACCAGGACGACCTGCATGCGGGTCTGCATGTCTACGATTTGACCGGCTCTTACCTCGGCCATGCGCCCTGCATGGAAGCGGCGCCGTTCCTCAGTGTCGAGGCCGCCCGGACCCATGCCCGCAAGCGCAACCAGTTCATGCGCGCCACGAAGGAGCTGGCGAAGGCCGAGCGCGAGTTCGATCACGCCGAGATCGCTGCCCGTCTTCGGGCAGCAGGCAAACCCGTCGAGGACGAGCTGCCCGAGGCGGAGGTCGTCCGGCTGGTGCCTGCGCATCCCAAGGCGCCGAAGCCGCAGCAGTCCCGCCGCCAGACCACCGACCAGCTCGAGAGCGCCGAGCGCCTCGACGCCCAGATCACCCGGATCTCCGAGCGCCGTGCGCCGGGACCTGATGACGATCCGCGCGGGCGCTTTGAGCGCGCCACGCAGCTCGAGGTCCTGCAGGCCGAGGGCCATCCGATGACGGCCGAGCAGTCTCTCTGGCTCGCCGACTACCAGCAATCCGCCGAGTACCGGGGGTTCGCGCGCATGCGCCGGGCCTTCGGACAAGACGAATAACGAGAAGAGGAGCAGAGCATGACACCGTCCATCGCGCCCCTGCGCAATGTCGCAGCCCTCGTCGGTCTCGTCGATCGCGTGCAGACCCGCGCCTTCGGCCTGCCGGGGATGGCAACCTTCTACGGGCCATCGGGGTGGGGAAAGACCACCGCCGTCACCTTCGCGGGCAACGAGTTCCAGGCTCATGTCGTGCAGGTCAAGTCGATCTGGACCCCCACCTATTTTGCCCAGGCGGTGATGCGGGAGATCGGTGCGCCTGCCGTGCGCGGCGTGCCGGCCACCCGCATGACCGCGGAGCGCACCAACGACCGCTACTTCGACCAGGTCATGCTGGCGGCGGTGCAGTCGGTGCGGCCGGAGTACCCGCTGAACTTTGACAAGCCGCTGGCGCTGACCGCGATCCGGATCCGCGCGACCTATCAGCTGAACGGCCAGCTCGACACTCTCAACGGCATTGTCGAACGCTACGCCGACGTGTGGGACGGTGCGGTCTGGTCGGAGGACCTGTCACGGAACCCGGCGGTGGCGTTCATCGCCACGTTGAAGGGGGAGTGTTGCCCCTATCCCGCGACGGATGCCGAGATCGACTGGGACATGATGCAGGACTGGTTCACGTTCTGCGAGGGCAAGGGGCTGCGCTACGACCGCATCCACGAGCAGGGCGAGCCGCTGGGCGAGATGCTGCGCGCCATCGCCGGCGCCGGCCGGGCCTCGCCGCGCCATGACGGGATCCGGTGGACGGTGGTGATCGACCGCGAGCGCGACCGGGTCATCGACCATCTCTCGCCGCGCAACTGCTCGGACGTCCGCTGGCGCCGGGAGTATCTCGACCCGCCGCACGCGGTGCGGGTCAGGTTCAACGACGAGACCGACGACTGGGAAGAGGCCGAGCGGGTGATCCGCTGGCCGGGCTACACGGGGCCGATCTCGCTCACCGAGGAGATGGTGCATCCGGGCAAGACCAGCCCCGACGAGATCTACCTCGAGACCCGCCGGCGCATGCACGAGATCGCGCTGCGACCGGACACCTTTACCTGCTACCAGGCGGGCGCCGCGCGCACCGCCACCCGGGGCGACCGGGTGCATGTCTCGCACCCGGTGCTGACGCGAGCGCAGGTGGCGGCGCGGGTGCGGCGGGTCGAGGGCAGCCTCGTGGAGCTGGACACGCCGGTGACCATGGAAGCGGGCAGCGAGTACGGCCTCGGCTACCGGGTCTACGAGGATGTCGAGGACAGCGTCGGCGCGGCCACCGTGGCCGAGGTCCTGTTCTCCGAAGGCAGCACCCGGCTTCTGCTGCTCTCCGGGGTCACGATCCTGCCCGAGCCGGGCGCCACCGTGCACTTCGGCCTGCGGGGCGAGGAGAGCCACGACATGATCGTGACCGGCATCGAGCCCGCGAAGGACTTCGGGGCCCAGCTCACCCTGAAGCTGGCGGCCCCCGAGATCGAGGCGCTGACCGACGCCGAGGTCATTCCGGACTGGGAGGTGACCGTGGGCGATCCGATCAGCGTCACCACCACGCCGCCGCTGGCGCCGCGCTTCACCGAGATCGACAGCGACAACGCCTCCGGCCTCGACGATCCGGGCCTCGGGGCGGCGTGGTTCGAGCAGGTGGTCGCGGCGCCCGATCCTCACGTGATCATCCGCCTGGCGCCGGGCGCGGACGAGACGGCGCAGATCTCGCACTACCGGCTCTTCCACCGGCTGCAGGGGGCGGGGTCCTGGATCGAGCTGCTGATCTGGGCCGCCGACGCCGGCGTGCAGCTCGAGACCTACCAGCGCGGCGATCTCATCGAGCTGCAGGCGGTGGCCGTGGCGTTCGACGCGACCGAGGGCGCCTCCACCTCCGTCGTGACCCACACCGTCGGCGCCGATGCCACGGTGCTGCCGGCGGTGCTCGACGAGCAGACCGTGACGGTGACCGGCGGGCTTGGCCATGCCCGGATCGAGCTCGCGGTGACCGACGCCGGGACGGCCGCCGTGCAGCTCTACCGCGTGGCCTCGGGCGACACGGTCGATCCCGACACCGACGCCGTGGGCGCGCCCGTGGCGGTGACGCCGGGGTCGACCACCACGATCATCGACGGCGATGCGACCCGGGTCACGCTGGTGGTGGACGGGGAGTTCGGATCTGCCGCCGGATGGACGCTCGGAGCGAACTGGGCGATCGCGGGCGGGCAGGCGCAGCATAGCGCCGGCGTCGCAGGCAGCCTCACCCAGGCGGTCTCCCTCACCGAAGGCGCCACCTACCGGCTGGCCATCATCGTCACCGGGCGCAGCGCGGGCAACGTCACCCCCTCGTTCACCGGTGGCACCACGGTCACCGGTGCGGCGCTCGACGCCAACGGCACGCACGTCCTGGAACTGACGGCCGAGACTGGGAACACCACGCTGGACCTTGCCGCCAGCACCGACTTCGACGGCGCCCTGTCGCGGGTGGTGCTCTACTGCGCGACCGCCGCCTCCGCCCCGGCCGGCGCGTGGGACTACCACCTCGCCCCGGTCAACGTTGACAATGTGCGCGCCGCGCTCACGGCCGCAGTCTCCACCACGATCTACTGAGGACCCGCCATGGCCGAGAACGGCGTGAAGATCTCCGACAACCCGACCCTCGCTTCGGCGGACTACCTTCTGGCGCTCAACGAGGGCACCTCCGGGCTGTTCACCATATCCGACCTCGGGACCTTGCTCGCCGGGGGCGGGGTGCTCGTGGGGACACCGACGACGAACGCCCTCTCCGCGCGGATCACGGCGGTGGAAGATCAGGCCTTCGCCGAGAGCCCGATCTACGAGACCACGGCCGCGGGCATTGCTGCGACCGGCGAGGGGGACCGGTTCCGGGTCGAGAATGCAGATCCGGCCATCGCCTACGACATCTATGACCACGACGCGGGCGGGCTCGCCACCTTCCTCACCGACATTCCCGCGGGCTCGGCGCTGGTCACAAAACCGACGATCTCCAATGCGCTTTCTGAGTACGCGCCGCAGGCGGCAACCGCGCGGGCCAATATCGCGGCGGCGGGGGTTGCGGACCTTGCGGAGACCAACGCCCGCACGGGCGGGATCGGCCAGGCGTCGGGGCGTGGCGCGCCCGGTGTCTTCGACGTGAACGGCGTGGAGCTGCTGGGCTTCGATGCCCAGGGGCGCGCGGTGTTCGTGGTCTCGCCCCGCGTCCTCGAGCAGATCGAGGCCTCCATCGGCGGGCCGATCCTCGAGGACCTCGCCGAGGTCGGTGACCAGCTCGCGGCGACCGAGGCGCGGACCGCCGGTGTCGCGCAGGGCGGCGCCGCACTCCCGACGCTGGCCGATGCGCTCGGCCGCGAGCTGATGGGGTTCGACCGCATCACCTTCGACGCGGTGATGCGCGGGTTGCGGGTGCCCGGCTTCCGGCTGGCCTCGGCGGGGCCCGCGGGGGCGCCGGGCCTGCTCGCGCGCAATGCCGAGCTGCTGGGCTTCGACGCCCAGGGGCGCCTGCTCGCCCAGCCCTCCGAGGGCTTCGCCAACCGGGTCGCGGCGGTGGCGCGGCAGAAGCCGCACCTCCACGACATCGCCTGCTGGGGCGACAGCCTCACTCAGGGCGCCTTCGGCGAGGGCACGACCTATCCCGACATCCTCGCGGGCGCGCTCGGCGTCGACGTGTTCAACGGCGGTGTCGGCGGCACCAGGTCCGAGAGCATCGCCATGCGGCAGGGCGGACGGCCGCTCTTCCTCACCATCGCCGGCAATGAGCTGCCGGCGGACACGGCCGAGGTGCTGGTCACGGACTTCGGCACCGCCGACATCTACAACAACCAGACCGCGCAGACCCGGAGCGGCACCATCAACGGCGTGCGGGCGGTGCTCACCCGCTACGCGGTGGACGGCGATCCGCCCTCGACCGATCACTACACGCTGCGCCGCGAGAGCGCCGGCCTCGGCCCGGACCCGATCCCGGCCGGGTCGCGCTTCGTGATGGACGACGCGCTCACCTATCGCGACCGCACGCAGATCGTCTGGGCGGGGCGCAACAACATCCCGCGCAACCGCGCGGACCTGGTCTCGTTCCGCAACGACCTGCTGCACACCGCCGACTGGCTGGCGCCGCGGCACGGGCGCCATCTCGTGGTCTCGATCACCTCGCGCGGCGCGGCGGAAGGCGCGTCGGGGCTGGCGGACATCCTCGAGGCCAACCGCGAGCTGCGGGAACACTTCGGCGACCGCTTCGTCGACCTGCAGGGCTACATGTCCCAGCGCGCGATCCATGACGCGGGGCTCACGCCCACCGCCCAGGACGAGACCGACATGGCGGGCGGGTTCATCCCCGCGAGCCTGCGCGAGCCGCTGGGCTCCAGTCACTTCAACCCCACCGGCTACACCATGATCGGAGCGTTCATGGCCCGGCAGATCAGAGCGAGAGGATGGTAA